TAAAAATATTGGTTCATGGCACCTTTTTAACTTCCCTGGCGGTTCTTCAACCGCGCTTTATAGTGTAGACGATCTTGGCGACGGATTAGTTCAAGCTGTTGGCAGTTACAAGACTGACGCTACTGGTGGTCTTGATCTAGGTTGCTTCTATCAAGGCGATCTCAATGGGAAGGGTAACTGGCTTCGTTTAGATCCAAGCTCCCTTGTTGCAGGAGAAACTGATGAAGTACTCAATGTTATTGCTCATAGCGTACATGGTGGTATCGTTGTCGGTAACTTTGACACTAAGATCTATAGCGGTAGAGCGTTTATCTATAATATCGCTACCGGTAAATACCAAGAAATGGTGTATGACGATGCTGTTAGCATTACTGCATATGGTATTTGGCATAACGGTGGTACTAGCTATACTATTGTTGGTGGCTACAGTGAAATTGGGGACCAAAATATTCCAGCCGGTATTGCAAAAGGCTTGATCGTTGATTGGGATAGTGAAACTGAAGAACTTACTAACTGGACATCTTATGAATACGATGATCAGCCAGTGAAGAGTATCTTCTATCACTTTTCCGGTATTACTCCTTACGGTAAAGACGGTTACGCTTTATCAGCTTGGGTTGTTAACCCAGAGGGCACTGGCTTTGGTGCTCGTACTCTTGTAAAGCGTAACAAGAAAGGTGAGTTCAAGAAAGGTAAGTTCACACGCTGGACTTATCCAGACAGTCTTTTAACCACTAGCGACAGCGTTTGGCAGAACTGGATCATCGGGGTATTTAATACTAAAGATGACCCGACCATTCATGGTTATGTTCTTCGCATTACGTAACAATTAATAAAAAAATTATTAATAAAAAGCTAAGGGCAACCTTAGCTTTTTTTATTTTATGAGTTATAATAAAGAAGTGAAGAATAAGCTTCAGGTCAATACAGAGTACTTTGAGAATGTAATCGCATGTAATGCGCTAACTAATGCGTATTACGCATCTCTTGTTATTGAGCATTTGAAGCCGGATAACTTTAAACAGCCTGGTAACAAGCTAGTTGTGGGTATCGTAAAGGACTTTTATCTTAAGAGAAAGTCAGTACCTACCATTACAGAGATTAAGACTTACCTCAAGAAAGAGGAAGACGTTAAACTCATTAAAGAGACTCTTACTAATTACAAGCAGATTGATCTAAATGGTAATCTTGAAGATCTTATTCAGAATACCGAGACGTTTTTTAAAGAAAAGACTGTATACAATACTGTTCTCAAGATTGTAGACGATTTCACTAATGATAGAGCAGACTATGGTAAGTTCCTGCAAATGTTTGAAACCGCTTGTAATATTAAGCTTGTTAGTGAAATTGGTTTAGATCTTTATGGAGAGTATCAAAAAGTTATCGATGACTTGAGTTCAAGTACTGAAGTTATTCCTACTGGGTGGGGATTTATTGACTCTAAGATCGGTGGTGGTCTTTATAAGAAAGGTAAAGCTCTTTATTTGTTCCTTGGACCCACTAACGTAGGTAAGTCTATTTTCTTAGGTAATATTGCTGCTAATGTGGCTAATAGTTTACCTGATGGAGAGACTGCTGTTCTTATATCCCTTGAAATGTCTGAGATGATGTATGCAAGACGACTCAGTAGTCATGTGTCTAAGATTCCAGTTAAAGAGTTACATGATCAAACTGCTGCTTTAGAGATATACTTCAAAGACGTAGCAGAACAAAAGAAACGTCGCTTAATAGTTAAAGAGTTCCCACCTAAAAGCATTACGGTAGGTGGTATTAAAGCTTATCTCGAGATGCTCATTAAAAACGGGATTAAACCAGGGATAATCATTATAGACTACCTAGGTCTAGTTAAGTCTAGTAGTGGAGATAACTCTTACGAGCAAGGTAAGGCAGTTGCTGAAGAACTTCGTGCTATGTCTTACTTCTTTGAGTGCCCTATAGTAAGTGCTATTCAAACTAACCGGGAAGGTATGGAGAATCCAAGTCTCGATACTGTATCCGAATCTCTTGGTGTTGCAATGACTGCTGACGTGATTTGGTCACTTCAGCAAGAAGAAGGAGATCAGGAGCTCGGCATTATTAAGGTAGGTGGCATTAAGAATCGTATTGGACCTAAACACGGCGCTACTGCTATGAGACTAGACTATGCCACTCTTTCTCTTTCTGAGGAAAAGGATTATATCGGATTAGCTAATAATTCTAGTAAGGATGGAGATGAAATGTCTAATTTAGAGAGAAAGCTTGAAAACATTACCAAATAGGTTAAATAACCTTTGTGATTACCAAAAACATACACGTTTTTACTGATGTTGATTTAGACGGCGCCGCTAGTCTACTTCTCGTGCATTGGGCTTTAAAAGTTAAGCTCGGAGATATAAAATTTACCCCGGTAACGGTTAGTAATTTTAGAAAAGAATTTTTAAAATGGCTCGAAGAGGATAGCTTTGATAACTACGATAATGTTGTTTTTTTAGATTTGGATACAGGTAATTGTGTAGACTTGATTGATCACCCAAAAGCAATTATAATTGATCACCACTTGACCCATGTTAACGTCAAGGACAAGTATAAAAGAGCAAACATAACAATTATAGAAGCTCCTTCCTGTGCTAAGCTCATATATAAGACATTTAAGGATAAAAAATACCTATCTGATTTATCTGATAAGCAGAAATATCTTGTTGCTCTAGCTAATGATTATGATAGCTATCAATTTAAATTGGAAGAGACGTATGATTTAAATTGCGCGTTCTCTAACACTCAACGCACTTTAGAAAAAGGCCGTACCCATAAATTTGTTGAAAGATTCTATAATGGCTTTGACGGTCTCAATCAATTTGAAAAGAATATCGTGAAAGAGTTTAAGACCGGAAGAGACCTTACAATTAAGAATTTGCAAGTGTACTCAGGCAAAGTGAGTATTAGCAAACAAGAACTTGTTGTAACTGGCACCACTGGGGCCAAGTATGTTAATGATGTTTGCGATCATTTATTAAAGACGTATAATTCCGATATCGTGTTCTTTGTTAATGCTAATAACTCTCATGTTTCGTTTAGAAAGAAAAAAGAATGTACAGTAGATATGTCAAAACTAGCAGCTAAGCTTTGTGAGGGAGGCGGCCATGAATATGCAGCAGGTGGCAAGATAACTGAAACATTTATGGAATTTGTAAAACAATTAACACCCGTGGAAACATAATAATGTCTGGTGTAATTGGAGCCCTCGAAGAAGCAGTACTAAACAACCCATTAGACTACTTAATGGATGAAGAAATTGAGGCTGAACTATTAAAGTTTAGTTCGTTTTGTTCCATAATGCACAATAAGAAACTCAATAGTGTGGCTATATTTTCTTTAATTGTTAAGAACAAAATTTATAAAAAGATCTATATGCGCTTAATTCATGTTGATAATGAAAGAGAAGCAATATTGCTATTTTTAAAGTTTAATCCCAACTTATGTCGTAGCAAAGTTGTGAAAGAGGTGTTACAATCATGACACCTAATGAACGTACCAGAAATATATAATACCTATTTGAGTGTATCTCGTGGTTCGAGAAATAAGCCCTGGAAAGCTCGTAAGGATTTTGATGGATTTGAAAAGACCGGGGACGGCTTTATATGCCAACGTCTAGAGCTATTCTTTAAAAAATTCCCCCAAATAAATCCGAGAGAGTTTCTTAAAGCTCCTTATGAAATATATAAAGACGAAGATATGTTCCCTCTCAACTTTTATACTACCCAGAAAGCAATAGCCGTGTATACCACACTACAAAAGCAAAAGAAAGAGGAATTACCTGATACAGAAGATCAGATTGAGGATATTAAAAAAACTCTCAAATACATTGCCGGGGTTTGTTTTGCCAAGAAAATTACTCTCGAACAATATTGTAACCTAAAAGAAGGCTATACATACAAGTCTATTATAGACTATAACAACAAACTTATTAACATTTATGTGTTGATTAAGTTGCCTTCTTTCGAAACACAGCTAAACTCTTTTAACCTTCAAGATAAAGAACTTTACTTAAAGGATGTAGCAAGTAACATTTCGAAATACAAAATGAGACTTAATACATCTGTTAGAGCTAAGAACGTAATTGACGAAGGTATTAAAATAATAACTAAAATCATTGATAAAAAATAATAATACACTAAAATAACTAAACTAATATGAAACCTACGTTCAATTCAAATATGTTCGAAAGCATTAAGAGTGCTCTTGAAAATGCTAAGACTAAGCAAACTGGCGGCAATTATAAGAATATTCTTTCTATTGCTGGACCTGCAACTTATGTTATTCGTCTCTTGCCTAATATCAAGAACCCGAAAGAGACCTTTCTTCATTACTATCATCACGGCTGGAATAGCATTGCTACCGGTCAATACGCAAGTATTACATCTCCTTCGACTTGGGGTGAGCGTTGCCCAGTAAGTGAGCTTTACTTTAAGATTCTGCGTAGCGGTACTCCTGAAGAGCAAGAGCGCGCTAAAGCCAATCTTCGTCGTAAGGAGAACTGGTATGTTAATATCTTTGTTGTAAGTGATCCAAAGAATCCTGAGAACAACGGTACTGTTAAAGTTCTTCGCTTTGGTAAGCAACTCAATAAGATTATCGAAGCTGCTATTAGTGGGGATGATGCTTCTGAGTTCGGTGCTAAGATCTTTGATCTTTCAGAAAACGGTTGCAGTCTTCGTATTAAGGCC